CCGATGGCCGCGCCGGCGGCGGCCCCGGCGGCGAATCCGCCCCAGCCGCCAACCGTTCCGCCGATTGCACGGTTGCGTTCCGTGCCCGGTGCGGCCGCAGCAATGCTCACCGTGTCCAATCCGAGGGATAGCGGAATGGCCAGCTTGCCGACGGTACGGGACAAGAAGCCGAGGCCACGGCTTCCGCCGCCTTTCGGAATCAGCTTTTGCCACCAGCTCTTCTTCGGTGTGATCGGACCACCGAACGCCTTCTCCAAATCGTTGAAGCGCTGAAGTTGACCGGCGTTCGCCATCCGGACGATCTCATCGCGACTGTAAACGCGGTCGAGCGGGATGTTCTCCCAGAACCTCGCGCCGGCAGGCCGGTAGCCTTGCGGAAGGATCGCCGCCGGGCCTGCGTTCGTCGTGGAAGGCAACGGGGCAGGGGATGAGCCCTTCAGACCGCCGAACCAACGCTGATACCATGGTGTCCGTGTGACCGTATCGGCTGTGGTCGCCGCTGTTCGGGTTGTGGCTGCGACTGCAGTTGCGGTCGCTGCTGTTTCGGCGGCTGCTCCACCTTTCGCCCAACGCGACACCGTTCGAACCGCCTTGAACGGACCTTTCAGCAGCTTGCCGACCTTCGCGATCAACCAGGCGTCCAACAACAATGCCAGAGCTTGCCCGGTCGGGCTGCTCGTCTCGCCACCGAGCCATGTCGGCTGCATGTTCATGAAGGCGTCCGCAGCTTTTTTCGCAATTTTCGCCGCATCGAACGCTTCGAGGAAGGATTCCAGGAAAGCGTGTCCCGCCGTGGCGCCGGCCTGGATGAACGGAGATTCGGCAATCTGACTGTTCGGATCAGCCGCTCCCAAGGCCGTCATAATGAATCCGCCCAGCGCGCCACCAAGAGCCGCGCCGATTTTCCGGGAAATGTTCTTGACCTGCTGCTGTCCTTTGGCCTGCCACCACTCCATGAAAAGGCGGTTCAGATCGTCGAAGATGAAGCGGATTTTCCCTCCAAAATCCAGTTTGTTGAACTCGGGATTGTCCAGATATTGACGCCGGATATATCCGAAGGCCTTTTCCAACTTACGAAGCACCCAGTCCGCGCCTTCCTGGGCCGCCTTTTCAAACATGTTGCCCCATCGTTCGATCTTGTCCTGGTTCTTGTCCAGCCAGTCGTTGATTTTTTGAAGCCGAGGAATGACAGCGCTTTGCAGACCTTTGCCCCAGCGCGTCAATACTGAAATGCTGAATGCATCCAATATTTGATCAGCAAGTCCGCGAGCCGTCAGGTTCGCTGTCTTGCTCATCATGCCGTCGAATTCTTCCATACCCTTCAAGATGTATTGGATGGCCTGATCAGCGGGTATCAGTCCTTGCTCCGAAAGCTTCCTGACCTGGGCGATTGACTTGCCCATACCTTCAGCAATGTATCTCCACGCTTGAACGCCAGCATCGGTCAATTGATTCATATCCTCGGCGGAAACTCGGCCCAGTGCGCGCATTTGACCGAGCGCATAAACGATCCGCTCGATGGTTTCCGAACCGCCACCCATTGCCGCCGACACATTGCCGATCCGTTCCAGCATCGGGATGATTTCGTTTGCGTCGAATCCGCGTACCAATAGTCCTTTGGCCTGGTCTATAACTGCCTTTTGGCCAAATGGGGTGTCTTTGGCGAACTGCATAATCTCGGCCATGAGCTCTCGGGCTTTCTCCGTACTCTTCAGCATGGTTTCAAACCCGATTTGCGCTTGCGCGAAATCATCAGCCAAACTGATTGGTATGATGATACCGCCCGCGCCACCCGCACCGAGACCCAGCAGGCCGAGCGTGGAGGTCATCCCTCGGACAATCGAACGAATGGGGCTGGTAACAAGATCAACCACCCGCACCGTGATCCGGTAGGCACCGCTGGCCGTCCGGCGCGCCAGGTTGCCAATTTGCCGGATGGCCGCCGACGCGCGGTCAACTGCGTAGATGGCCAGTTGCCAACGGGTTCGGTTCATGCCGTTCAATCGGTTCCGGGTGCGCTCAACGGTCCGATCAAACCGGGAGACCCGTTTTTCCGCATTGGAGAGGGAAGGTTCGGTATGATCTTCGACGGTGACCGGGATTTCGATTCGGTAGACTTCTTCCGCCACCGGCGATCACCCTTTCATTGATTGCTTCGCCAGGAGTGCGCGGCGTTCCTCGGCTTCCGCTTCCAGCGCGATTTTGGTTGAGGTAAACAAGAAGAGCCTCTCGCCTTCGGGCAGCTTGAGGACTTCGCTCGGAAGCAGGCCTTGACGCTGGAAAATATGGTGCAGGAGGGTGGCTTTCCCTCCCGCCAGAATCAGTTTTTTACGACTTCTTCCGCGTCGCCGGCCTCTTCATCGTCGAGATCGAATCCGGACAGCCGATCGATCTGCTCGATGATCGCTTCCTTTTCGCCCGGCAGCAGCACCTTGTCGATGAGCTGCACACCAGAGATCACGCCGAGCTGATCCCAGGCCGTCTTGTTGTCCCAAACCTTCTTGCGGTCTTCCGGGTCGGTCGCTTCATAGATCAGGAGCGATCGATACCGGGCCGTATCGGTATCGTCCGGCATCTTGATTCCGCCGAGCCGCCGATTCTTCTTGTACTTCGTCGCCTTGTCCCGGCATGCGTTGTACTCCGCTTCGGACAGCGGGCGGATGCGGAACCGGAACAGCACCTTGCCCTTCCGGGCGATCTCGATCGTCTTCCGTTCCTCGGTTGCATCGGCGGCCGCCTCAAGCAACCCGCGCAGGATGTCCGCTTCGTTGTCGAGCAGCTCTTCCGGGTCCATACCCCTGTTGTTGTCTTCGTGTGCCATGGTAATCCCTACCTTCCAATGGATTATGAAGAAGGACCCGGAATTCCGGGTCCGATAGATCAGCTTCTTGCGGCGCGCAACACGCCCGTGAAATTGAACACGGGATCGGGAGCGCCCGGCCGCAGGCTGTCGGTCAGCTTCTTGAGCAGGATCGCATCGCGGATCACCGTCTCGGTGAACGTCAGCGTCACGCTGTAGCTCTGCATGATCGCCCACGTCAGTTTCTGGCCGGCAGGCTGATAGTCGCTGTTCGTGATGTTGATCTGCGCCTGCCAGGTGTTGACTTCGGCGAGGAAGTTCCCATCGCCGTCGTACAGCTCGCCGTTGTATCCGCGCAGGATGTTGCGGTAGTCGAGGTATCCCTGATCCAGCAGTTGTTGCAGGTCGGGCGGACTGTTCACCCGGAACGACCATGCGCGCTGCACGATATCGCCGACCTGAATGTTCGCCACGTCGATGGAGCCGTCCGGGACGCAATCCCGGAAAATATACCTGCCGTCAGCCATCGTTCAATCAACCTCCTTATGCCGTCGGCGAGAACTGGAATCCGAAATCGAGATACAGCTTCTCGATGCTGTCCAGATCAACCAGGTCCGTGAACCGGAACCATGCGGAGTCACCCTGCGGCGGGTTGTCCGGGTCCACGATCAGTTGACCGGATTCCAGACCGCCTTCGCGGATCATCGTCTGGATGATGCCGTTTGCGATCGTGATCACGAACGCGCGGCCGTCTTCGTTGTTGGTCCATTTGCCAAGGTACGGGTGGAGCGTGTACACAACCCGGTCGATCAGCTCGAACCGGGTGCGCGTGCGGCGGATCTTCTTCCAACCTTCATCCTCGTCGGCCAGCAGCGTCACTTTCGTGTTGATGCCATAGTCGATTTGCGCCTGGCCGTCAGGGTTGAGGGAGAAGGTGAGCATGCCGGATTGGATCGCCTCTTTGTACTGTGCATTGGTCAGTTCGCCAACCACGCCGATAGAGCCGGTGATCGGCACATGCGTCATGCTGGCGTTGTACGGGCTGGCGGCGATGATGCCGGCCACCCGCGCCGCCGCTTTCGCGCCTTCCACCGGTCCGCTTGCGGTCTCGAAGCCGTTGCCCACATAGACGATGGCGAAGTCATTGAACCCTTTGGCGTTCGTCTTTCGGGTGCCGAACGGCACGCTGGTCGGTTCGCCGACCACGCCGATGATCCGGCCGCCGCCCTCCGAAATCATCCGGCCCACGAACGATTGGAGGGAAGCGTGGACGCTGGTGTCCTCCGAGTCCACGACAATCACATCGAAAAACTTGCGCTCAAGCTTTTCGAAGGCGTCCGCGTAATCCGAACCGGTGACGGTCGGATCGGCTCCGTCCGCGAGCGGCGCGTCGAGCGCCTCGGCCAGCGTGCCGCTGCCGTCGGCCAGTTTGACCGCCTTCAGGTACTTGCTGCCTGCGTTAACCGCTTCGACCAGTTGGTCCGGTTCGTCCTCGCCCTTCGCGAACGTGATCCGCTCCAGTTGCCGCGTGTTCTCATGCAGGAGCAGCTCGCGCATCGCCGCGTCTTCCAGCGAATCGCGAATGGTGACTGTGAACGGTCTCGTCGTCGGATATTTCGTCAGCAGCCGCACGACTTTGACCGGTGTCGGATCGGCGTCGTCATCCAGTTCCACTTTCGCCTCGCTGCCTCCGGTTCCGGCCCTTACGGCCAGCACGGTGCTGGCACCGCCCATGAAAATTTCCCGAATCGTGTCCGGGCCGTCACCGCTGCCGAATTGGCCCGCGATGTCTCCGGGGGACTCCATGGTGATCACTTCACCGAGCGGTCCCCAGCTCGACTTGATGACCGCCGCCACGATTCCGACCGTTCCGGTCACGACACGGACACCGCCGGCATTGTGCCAACGCACGTAAACATCCGGCCGCACTTTTTGCTCACCGAGAACAAACGTTTCTCCCGGCATGGGTTACACCTGCCTTCTCCTGAATTCTTGAATGGCTTTCTCCACCTCGGCGCGGGTGAGCCGATCCTTCTCCACCCTGCGCAGGGCTCCCGCCATCACGTCCGGCGAGACGCCGAACCCGCCGGCTGCAGCCAGAATTTCCTTCTTGCTGTAGGTGGGTTCCAACTTCGCCTTCTTCGGCTTGACATCCGGCCTGACATCCTCCGGTTTCGCCATGCTACACACCTCCGAATTGGATCTGATTGAGTTTCGGAAGATCCGGGATCGGGCGCAAAACGCCGAATCGAACTTCCACCGCGATTTGTCCGACGCGAAACGGGTCCTGGGTGCTGTCGGCGCTGACCCGCTGAATCGTCATGCGGGATTGGTCGAGCATTTCGATCTGGCCGTCCAGCGCGAGCCGCCGAACGGTCCGTTCCAGCCACTCCCTCCGGGCGGGAGCGTTGGGGACAAGCATATGCCCCCGCAGCGTGGCGTCAATCCAGGCGCCCCAGTTCATCGTCTGGACGTCACGGATCGCCGCATTGCGCCAATACAGAGCGGGAGCATCATCCGAAGGGTTCCAGCTCTGGGGGTCGGTCTGCATTTCCGGGAACCTCGCCGCCGTCCAGGCGGTCATCGCCGAAACCGGATCGGGTTCCAGCGGCGTGTGTGCCAGCCAGGCGATCGAAAACACCTCGAACTGGACGCCCCGCGTGATCGCCTGGAATTGTTCGTCCTGCATATCCGCGCTGGTGCTCCCCGTGAACCTGCACAGGATGGTTTCGCCGGTCACGGGATCGGTAAGCAGTTGGTGATCCAGCGCCGCGATCACGGCGGAGACCAGGTCGTCCACGTACTTGAACCGGGTATGCGCCACATACGACCATACCTCGATCATGGTGCTGGAGCCCGCCCAGTCGTTCTCGTCGACTTCCGAACCCTTGGTCAGCACCAGATACGGCTTTTCCTCGCCCTCCGCCGCCGCGTCCGTCTCGAACACCCGCCCGCCGATTTCCGGGATTTGATCAATGAGCCGCTGACGAATGGTTTCGCGCATCACGAATCCCTCCAGACTTCACGCACCGCCCGGCGCAAGGTGTCGATGTGCCGCTGAGCGGTCGGCTTGATCACCGGGCGGGGTCTCATCCCCTTGACCGATCTGGCGATCACATATTGACCGCCGCCGATCGGGAATCGCAGCGCCTTCTTGTTCTTCGGCCCGATCTTCCGCTTCTTCGGACCATACAGCCCGGTCCCGATTTCCAGGTAGGTGCCGTACCGCATCGTATGGGCCAGATAGACGATGGCCTGACCGTCGTCGGCGCGGGAGGCGTTGCGCCGGATCACCGCACCGCCTTGAATCCCCTGGCGGGCGTGACCGGTCCGATCCTCCCAGGACGCGCGTTGTTTGGCGTCGGTCTCCATCAGTTTGCCGATGTGCTGGGCCACGGCAAATGTCG